AAAAATAAAGGGTATTTCTGAAACTTTAATTTATCTTTATTGCTCTTTTCGGTTAATATCTCGGCTGCCCTCTCCTCTTTTTCATGCATATAGTAAGGCGCACAAGCAGTCCAACTCATACCGACAAAATCCAACCCCGCTGAAGCTTTAATATCAAATCCTGCATATGTAGCATTTAAAACCTGATATTCTGTATTATTAAGTAAAATATAATCATAGTTATTTAATTTATTTGAACTAACCAAAGAGTAAACACCATTAGTATATGATTGTGATACTATACTATTAGTTTCCCTTATAGCTTCAATAACTTGCGATATGATATTATGTAACTCCATTAGATGCCTAGATAATTAATGCTTTCAATAGGTGTATAAATCCAATTAATATAATCTTGATAGTGATTAACGATAAAATTAAATATAGTATCTTCAAATGAAACATAATTAATCGGCATTAATTCGCTTGTTGTTGCTGCTTTGTAATTGCCTGAATAATTAACGCACTCATTCCACGCATCTACTAATTTAATATTAGGGTCTGTTTTGGTGGCATTCTCTGCATTGCTATTAATCACTCCTACACCTGATAAAGTGTTGTAGTTTTGTTGTAAATAGAAATAGTAAACATAAGGAACGATTAACTTTTTAACTCCTGACCATTCAACGGTTACACCATCAACAAGGTAAGTTTTTCCATCTCTCAAGTCTATCCATTTTTGCTCAGGTGTTTGTGCTGCTAATCCTTGAATAAAATCATTATAAAGCCCTACGCCTAAAAGCCTTTTTAATATCTCAGGTTCATATACAGCTATATAATTATTGTCAAAGCTGGTTGTATCTTTTTCAATGTTTGGAATTGAAAACCTGCCGACAAAATCCGTTATATTTACTATGTTACTCATTGTTTATTTTTTTTGGCTTTCTTGCTTTGCCTGTCTTGTTTTCACTTCTTCAGCTACTTTAAGCTTAATTAGTTCCTTTGCCAAATGGTCGGGTAATTCTTTTGTCTTACCTGCCATTGCTTTATTGTAATACTTATCTGTAAACTTTACTTTCATAATTTTAATTTTTAAAAAGGGGGTATATTTCAACCCCCTATATTATTAAGGCTTTAATAAAGCTGCGATGATAGTTGCAAATGTTCCTTTTACTAATGATGTTTTTTCATTAGTAGAAATATACTTCAAGTATCTTGATTCAGCTATAATAGTACGCTTGTTCTTGCTGAAGTCATCAGCATCCCAACCCATAACTAATTTATTTTTATACCTTCTTACTCTGTACTTTTTAAAGTCGCCTAGTACAAAATCACCCTTAGTTATTTGGGTAGTTTTAACAATGTTCAACCCATTAACCATCATACGACCTGCAACAGTTGTAATTCGTGGAACATTAGCAGATTTAACTAACTGGAATTTAGCAATGTCTACCGGGTGCATTGCTATTGCAGTAGGATTAAAACCGCTTAATTCTGATTGAACTGTGGCAGCCACAATAGCATCAATAATATCAGCTTCTACAACAGTATCATCGTAATCTGTTAAATTAAATGCTGTTGCATTTGCTAAGATGTCGGTTAGTACGTCTAAGCTTTCAGCAATCATTAACTTTTCAGTTAGTACCCTGTCAATCTCACCTGCCATGTAAGATATATCATCCAAAGACTCCTCAGTAACTTTCACTAGTCCAGTTTTCTTAATTGCATTAACTGTAACCTCTTTGAAGTCTACATCTACCTGAGCCTTAGCATTGCCTTCTGATGTTGTTGCTATTGCTCCTTCACCTTCAACTTCATCTACATATACAATTGTTGCCTTATCAGAACTACCCATGTCAACCTCATCAAGGATAGACTGCTGAATACTTCTATTAACTGCATAAGGTTGACCTGCTACGCCTAATATACTCATTACTGGCTGAGTTGTAGCAACTACCACGTTAGCAGTAGTAACATCTCCAACCGTTTTTGTAACTTCAAACTCTGACTGCTCACGATTTTTAAGCTTGTCAAGTGCTTTTGTATCTACAAGTAACTGCCTAACTGTTTTTGACTCTGTTGAACCTGACCCAGCTTTAAGCTTTGCCATTACTGTTCCTTGTTCCTCAATTGCTTTTTGCAATTCACTAACCTGAGCTTTTAACTCTTCATTGTTTTCTAAAGCATTTATTTTTTCAGATAATGCCTTTAACTCTTCTGTGTTGTCGGGTAGATTTGCTTTGAAATCCTCCAACGCTTTTTGAATTTCTTCTAAAGTCATGATTGTTTGTTTAATAAATTAATAAAATCCTTGATTGTTGGAGTGGTATTAACCGTTTCCTTTATCTCTTTGTGAGTGGCTTCAGCCGATTCACTTTTATATTCACTTTTATATATTCCTGTAATTGGATTACTGCCTATTGTTACTGCTGAACCTTCTATTACTTTTGCTTCTTTAATTACCCAAAAATAACCCCTTTCATTTGCATCTTCTTTGTTTGCTATGATTGGGTAGTATTTATCCCATACCTCTTTTTCAGCACTTGCCCAACTCTCATCACTATCAATAGCCATAACCATTTTAACATACTGCATTCCAACGCTATGATTATCAACCTCGCCATTCTTGTAACGCTCATACATTGCAGTGTTTTTTTCTTTCCGTATGATAGATTTAAAAATTAATGCCTGTGTATCGCCTTCAATATCATAACCTAACTCCTTGAATGTTGTATTAAGGGTATAGGCTTCAACATCTTTTTTAGTTGCAATAATATCATCAAATCCCCGCTTATGTTCCTGAAGATGCAGTTTTTTATTGTCATGCTGTAATGACCTATCCCATATGCCTTTTATATGCACATCACCATGACTATCTAAAATATTAGTAGTGTTAATTATTATGTGCTTTATTAGTTCTTTGCTATCATCTGATTTATTTACCGATGATTTACTAATAACAGGTACATTACCCATAAATCCATCAGCTTCTTTAAAAACTGCTTTCTTTTGGGAAATTAGAGTATCTTTATTTTCTTTTATAAAGCTTAATAAATCCTCTTTGTTTGCGAACTGCTTATAATCAAATACATCCATCACTTATAAATTATATTCTTATTCTTACTCTTTTTTAGTTCCTTCGCTTGTTTTCGTGTTATCTTTTTTTCTTTCCTCTCCACTGTCGTAGCCTGTGGCTTCTCTATATTCTCGCTCTGTAATAACTCCATCATTCCAAAGTTTACTATTTGCATTTACTATATTTTCATAATCCTCTTGCATTGCCGCCACTTGTGTGTAATCGGCTTTTATCGTTTCATTTTTCGGCAGGTTAAAAACATTTACCAATAATTGCAGATAGTTATTCAGGTATGGTATTCCTACATTTTCCCAAAAGGCAGTTGATGCTAACTTTTTATTATTGTAGGTGTTGTTTCCTATTCCGAATAGTGCCGGGTCAATGCCTAATACATTGCACACTGTTGTAAACCCTTTTTCTTGGCTTGGTAATAACTCCAATTCTCCCGCATTCATTGTCGTACTTGTAAAGTCTAAACTTCTTGGAGAAATAAGGAAAGGGAATTTGTTCCCGGTTATGCCATTTTGTTGGTAATATTTAGCCCTCATTGATTCGGCTGCATCTGGTGTAATTGTGCTGTTATTATCTCTTGGTGATATTATACCAACGCTACCCCGGTCTTTTAATAACTTTATTCTTGCTTCATAATTATTTCTAAGGCTATCGCTTGTCATTATAGCACTCATTAACCTGCTTCGGCTTTTATAATGGTTTTCTTGTATTAAAGATGCTTCTAATTGTGTTAATACCTCATCCTTATTAAGCTTTATAGTATAGCCGTTTACAGTACTTTCATAACCAACTATATTATTCAATCTGAAATCCTTTTGGTTTATATCCTCTAATACTGGTACTGTATTCTGAGAGGGTAAAACATACATCTGATTTACGTTCCTACCGCCTATTGACTTAATCCTATTAACATACAAAGAACCCAAAACAATTCTATTCAACAATGCCAGTTTAATAAAATCATTAGCCGTTTGATATTGATTAGGATTCTTTACAACCTCCATAATCTTACTATCACTCACAATCTTATCATTCCTATAATGGTAGTATGGTATTGTGCTTAGTGAATCAATAATATAATTAACTGGTGCCTGTATCTCAGGTAGGTCATTATACATTGATATTAAAGCTGTACTATCTTGTTGGGTTGTTTCTAAAGTGTAGAATGTTTGAGTGCCAAATATCTCAGGCAATTGCGGAGTGACTGGTATTGAGTTCTTAGTTGTCCTTTCAAATGAAATTTTAAAACCCATAATAATTTTTTTGTTATAACAGTGTAAAGTTATGACTTTATTAACATATAGACAATATCTATATCAAATTATTTTATTATAGTTAATATTTATATAAAACCATATGATACATCATTTAATGACATAAAGCCATATCTAACAGCATCCCAAAAGTGATTAAACTTATCGACTGGTTGATTTATGGCTATTCCGTTTATCATTTTAAATGTGTAATTAAACAAAAAGATTTAAAACAATTTTTATTAATAAAAACTTATAATTTCTCCCCATATATATTTATATTTTTTATATTTTATAGAAATGTTTATAAATAATGAATATATACTATAATGCTAAATAATAATATTATATGGGGGAAAATACTTAATGAATATGAAAAAAATTACAATATTTGTATTAATTAGTATGTTACTACTATCTGGAATGGTATTAGAAACAGGTGCTAAAAAAGCAAAAGGACCTTCTAATCCTGAAGAATTAGTTGCAACTGCTCAAAATCAAGGTTGTATTGTAGATCTACCAACAGATCC